CCTTCCCCACCCACCGAGTAACCCACCACCTGGAGGCGACCATGGGCGCACTTCGAGCAGCACAGTTTGAGTACGACAACCGGATGCCGCCGGCGGTGAGCGAGGTTGCCGACGCAGAATCCACTTGGATCGACGACGGCATCGCTGAGCTGATGGCGCGCCGCGACGTGGTGTTCCAGCGCCGGATGCGCCCGAAGCAGGGTGTCACCTATGAGCGCTTCGCCCAGGCGGTGGATGAGTTCGTTATGGGACAGCTTGGCCAGTCGGATATCAGCAACTCGGTGTTAGGCCGCCTGGTCTTGGCGGCGCGCTGCAAGGTCACCAGTGACGCCGCAGCGGCAGCCGACGAGATCCTGAGCGTGGCCAACCCTGAGTCGGCGCTGGAAGAGATCGCCCGCCAGCTGCTCACCCCCTTCGCCAAAGAAGGAGTACTGGCCCAGGCCGAGGAGGCTCAATGAAAAGCCCTCACGTCCTGATCGACGAAGAGCTTGAGGCCATGGCCCACCCTGAGACGCCACTGTCCTGGCAGGCCATGGTCCTCAAGCTCCTCACCGAAATGCTGGCAGACCAGCGCATCACCATCGAAGAGTTCAACCACTACTGCGGGCGCCTCAACAAGATCGTTGATGGGCGCAAGGAGGTTGCATGAGCACGGCACCGGTTAAATCCCTGATTGATGAGCAGCTTGAGCAGATCGAGCGCAGCCTGGCCATCATCGGCGCCGGGCTGCCCCGCGAGCTGCCTGTCGCTCACCTGCCACCCAAGCTGGTGGCGGCCATCAAGTCCGGGCGGATCGCTGTGAGGCCTCGGCCATGACCAGCTACCAGCGGGCCCGCCGCATCGCGGCTTGGCGCGGCTCCTTCTCCATGCTCTTCGCCTGCACCTTCTTCATGCTCGCCAGCGCCCTCGCTGGCTGCATTACCTCCTGACGCAAGACGCCCGAGTACGGCGGGCCCCTTCGGGGGATAACCGTGCCCGCAAGGGAGCGTAAGCCGGCAAGAGCGCGCAACCATCACCGGCAGCCAGGGCGTTCGGCCTTACATCACGGGCGTGACCTGGCATTTCCCCTATTCCCACTGACGGCGCCGGCCTGGCGCGAGGTGTACCAATGTCCGCACAACAGAAACTGATCAAGATCGAAGAGATCAGCGAGGCGAACGCCCCGGCCATCTACGTGGCCGGCGGCTTGCAGCAATTCATCGACCTGGTGAAGGGTGAGGTACTGGGCGAAGTGCCTGACCTGAAAACCCGCAAGGGCCGCGAGCGCGTCGCCAGCCTTGCCGCCAAAGTCAGCAAGTCGAAGACCGCTGTCGAGAAGCCGGGCCGCGACTACCTGCGCCGGCTCAAGGAAATGCCGAAGGTGGTCGAGGCCGAGCTGCGCGAGTTCGTGACCAAAATGGACGCGCTACGGGACGAGACGCGCCGGCCGCTCACCGAGTGGGAAGCTGCCGAGGATGCTCGGATCGACCGCCACAACGACGCAATCAACCGTATGAAGGACCTGGCCACCGAACTGGGCACCTTGGATGCCGAGCAGCTGAAGGCGCGCCTCAGCGAGCTCTCCGCGTTCCAGTTGGGCGAAGCGTGGGAGGAATTCGAGGCTGAGGCAGCTCGGACCAAAGAGGCTTCGCTGAATGCAGTGCAGGCCGCCCTGGTCGCCCGCCAGAAGTACGACGCCGAACAGGCCGAACTGGCCCGCCTGCGCCGCGAGGCAGAAGAGCGCGCCGAGCAGGACCGCATCCGTCTGGCACAGGAAGCCGCCGTCGAAGCGGAGCGCCAGCGCGTGGCCCAGGAGCAGCAGGCAGCACGCGAAGCCGCAGCCCGCCGCGAGCAGGAGCTGCTTGACCAGGCTGCCGCACAAGAGCGCGAAGCCGAGAACCAGCGCCTGCAACTCAAGCTGCAGGCCGAGCAAGCTGAGCGTGCTCGCATTCAGGCCGAGGCCGACCGCGTTGCGGCCGAGCAGCGGATGAAGCAGGAGCGCCAGGACGCCGCACGCCGGGAGGAGGAAGCCGCCGAGCAGGCGCGCCAGGAAGAACGCCGCCGCGCTGATGCAGCAGCAGCCGAAATCCTCAGGCAGCAAGAGGCCCGCGAGCGCGACAAGGCGCACAGGGCCAGCATCAACCGCGCCGCCCTGGAGGCCTTCGTCGCCGGCGGCATGACCGAGGAATGCGCCAAGCAGGCCATCACCCTGATTGCCCAGCGCAAGATCCCCAACATCGCCATCACTTACTGAGGCACAGACCATGACCAGCGCAATCATTGTGCCCGAACAGCGTCGCCAGGCAGTGGCTGCGCCCGGCCCCGTCGACAACAGCATCATGGCGGTGATCAGTCGAGCAGCCGCCGACCCAAACTGCGACATCGAGAAGATGGAGCGGCTCCTGGCCATGCATGAGCGCATGCAGGCCAAGACAGCAGAAGCCGCCTTCAACGCCGGCATGGCGCAGATGCAATGCGAGATCCCGACCGTGTTCGAAGCGGCAGTAAATCTGCACACCGGCAACGCCTACGCCACGCTCGACGACATCACCCGAGTCGTCAAGCCGATCATGCAGCGGCACGGCTTCGCGATCACCTTCAAGGTGGAGAACCAGGAGAAGTCGATCAGCGTCACCGGCATCCTGATGCACCGCGACGGCCACCGCGAGCAAACAACCATGACCCTGCCGGCCGACATCGGCAAAGGCCGTAACGATGTTCAAGCGGTCGGCTCGTCCACCACCTACGGCAAGCGCTACGTGATGTGCGCCTTGCTGAACATCACAACCGGCGACGTCAGGGACGACGATGCGCAATCGTCGGATGGCTCAGATACGGCGGAAATGCGGGCCAAGGCGCTGGGCGACATCCTGGCCCAGGTCGAAGCAGCCGCAACCCCCGACGAGCTCAAGGATGTATGGCAGGCATCCGTAAAGGTCATGCAGGCCAGCGGCGACAAAGCCGGATACGACGCGGTGAAGATCGCCGTGACCAAGCGGAAAACAGCACTGGAGGCCACCCCATGATTATCGTCAATTGCACCCAAGGCTCGCCCGAGTGGCTGCAGGCCCGCGCTGGAGTGATTACTGCCAGCATGTTCAGCACCGCCCGCTCGAAGGTCAATGGGCTGACCGCGCAGCAGCGAACCTACGTCGACGCCATTCTGGCGGGGCACAGTGAAGCCAAGGCACGCGATCTTGCCGGATACAAGGCCGGGCCGAAGGCGGAGGTTGTTCAGAGGGCGCTGGATGGCGAAAAGGTGGGCGAGCCATCGAATGCCGCCCTCACCTACGCCTTCGAGCTGGCCGTCGAGCGCATCGGGGGCGCCCCGCTCGATGGAGGGTTCGAGACCTGGCAGATGCGCCGCGGCCATGAACTGGAGCCGGAGGCGCGGATGGAGCACGAAATCCAGACAGGCCTGATCGTCACGCAGGTCGGCCTGGTCAAAACAGACGACGGCGCGTTCGGCGCCAGCGCGGACGGCTTCATCGGCGAAGACGGCGGAAGCGAATACAAGTGTTTCCTGGCCCCGGACAAGCTCCGCGCCTTCCACATCGACAACGACGCCAGTGATGTCATCGACCAGGTGCAGGGCTGCATGTGGATCACAGGCCGGAAGTGGTGGCACATCGGGATGTACTGCCCCCTACTCAAACCGGTAGGCCGCCAGCTCTGGTGGCGTGAGTTCAAGCGCGATGACGACTACATCGAACAGCTTGAGCAGGACCTTTGGGAATTCAAGCTGTTGGTCGACGGCTTCGAGCAACAGCTGAGGAGCAAAGCAGCATGAGAGGCGTCAACAAAGTCATCCTGGTCGGCACCTGCGGCCAGGACCCCGAGGTCCGTTACCTGCCCAACGGCAACGCGGTCACCAATCTAAGCCTGGCCACCAGCGAATCGTGGAACGACAGACAGACCGGCCAGAGGGTAGAGAAGACCGAATGGCACCGCGTGGTGCTGTTCGGCAAGGTCGCTGAGATTGCCGGCGAGTACCTGCGTAAGGGCTCCCAGTGTTACATCGAGGGCAAGCTGAAAACCCGCGAATGGGAGAAAGACGGGATCAAACGCTACGCCACAGAGGTGCACGTCGACATCAACGGCACCCTGCAGCTGCTCGGGGGGCGGCCTGACAACCAGGGCGGCGGCCAGCAGCAACAGCAACAACGCCAGCCTCAGCAGCAACGACAGCAACAACGTCAGCAGCCGCAGCGCCAGCAGTACCAACAGCCGCGCCAGGCGCCGCAGCAACAGAACCAGCAAGCAGGGTATGGGCCGGACCCCGAAAGCTTCGACGACGATATCCCGTTCGCCCCGCTCCACCACCTGGCGGGCGCATGATCGCCACCCTGTCT